GTGCTGTAGATGCAGATGTATTTCCTACATCATAAGGTATGTCAGATACTGGCCCAGAAGGTTTAGGCGGAGTTGATGGTTTTTTACCTTCATTTAAAGCATTTTGTACAGCAAGGTCAACACTACCCCCTGATAAATTGCTTAATGGATCATTAATAGGTGCTTGTTGTTGTGTTTGTTGTTTGCTTAAATCAACACCATTTAATACTTTAGATAAATATGGTGTAGGATCAGCTTTTTTAAAGCCACCATATTGCATCATAGCTTTTTTATAATCTCCACCATTTTGTTTAACATATTGTTGTATTTGATAATCAGCAGCAGCACGAGCTTCTTCATCTTTAAATGGATTGAATACAGCACCATTTTTATTAAACAAAGCAACAGTATCAGGTTCAAATTGATAACTTCCCATAGCTTTAGTATTTTTTTCTACTGCATAAGGATCATTAGAGCTTTCTGTTTGTTTTAAATTATCAAGTAATTTAGCAGGTGTGCCATAGCTTTTATTAACATCAAAGTCAGAATATTTAGGTGAAGCAGATTGACTTGATTTAGGGCTATAACCTAAAGCACTATTAACCTGACTATCAATACTACTACCATCTAAATTCTGTAGATCGTCCATGTTATTGACCTTGTATTAATTGTTTCATTTTTGCCATACGAGTAGTTAAATCTTTATAACCTTGTGATTTAGTACCGCCTACACTCTTAACAACATCTCTAATAGCAGCGTTATCATGGTTATTAAGTGCATCATACAGTCTTAATGAATTAACATCAGCAGTTGTAGACCATTGATTTTGAAAATCACGAGCAGCGAATGGATTACCTGTTCTTTGTACAGCATTTTCTACACCACGATTAAATAAATCAACACCGCTAGACAATGCTCTATTAGTTCTTGCTACCGCTTTCAAGCCATCTTTAGTAAATGTTGTACTACCTGAGGCTTGAGATTGTAAATCACGGCCAGAATCAGTACCTAGTCCTGCTTGATTAGCTAATATAATAGAGTTTTGAGCAATATAATGACCTAACTTATCAAAGTTAGCAGCATTATCAGAAGTCCAAGGTAAACCAGCAAAGCCACCACCAAGATTTTTCATTATTTGTGCGCCAACACCAGTATTTGTTTCATCAGCTAATTTAATAATTTGATTTGCGCTATCTTGTTGCACTCGGACAGTACTTGCTGCTTTATTAGCATTGTTACGTAAATCAGTTACAAAAGCCATTGATGCTGGCGTTTCACCTGGTGGTATTGTCATTTGTGGTGGTTGTTGTGTTTGAGTACCGCCAATGGCTTGAGGTTGACCAATACCACCTTGAGGGGTATTAGGTATAAATACTTTGTTACCATAAATATCAGTAGAGTAAGTACCTAATGGTTGTCTAGGATTAAGAACTTGATCGCCACCAGTTTGTTGATATGCTGAAGTTGTGCCTTGATATGGATTAATATTAAATGCTTGACCAGCAGCATTAACTGCTGTTTGCCCTGCAATAACTCCAGTTTGTTCTCCACCACTTAATCCTTGAATATGCCTACTTTTATAATACGCTTGCAAACCACCAGGATTATTAGTAGCTACATCAATATAAGGTTGTACTAATTGACTTGCTTTATCTGCATCAATGCCAAGCTCTTTACCTTGTTTAATTCCCCATTCAGTAGTGTTATTAACTAATTGTTGTTTTTCTTTATCCGTTAATAACTCAGGTGATTTTGCAGCTTTCGTAACTAAGGGGTCAAATATTCTATTAACAAAACCATTGGCAATTCCAGCTTGTTGTTTTTCTGCTAAAGTTTGAGCTGCCGAAGTAGCCCCTGTTTCTGCTGTACTAGCTTGAGATATAGCTGACGATATTCTAGGTGCAGCCGTTTGTTCTGATACATCAGTTTCTGCTTGTTGTTTTCTTACAGCTAATGGATTAATTTGTTGCGCTTGTTTATACGCTTGTGCCGAAGTAGCAACATTCATTAAATCGCCTAATGTCATTTGTGCTGGTGGTTTTAAGTTACCTATTACGCTTGCATCTAAGCCTGCCATTTTATTCTCCTAACAAAGCATAATTAACAGTTTTATAGCCTAATCTCATGCCAATAGCTTCTGGTATTAATTTTTCTACTTCATCAGCCATAGCACCTGTAGAGTTTTCACCCCATAGATATGTCCAAGAATATTTATTAAGACCATTTAAGTATTGACCAATTTTAACAATATTTGTTTTTAATCGTCTATCTGAATATTGACTAAAATCCATGCCACCACCAGGTGATGGTTGATTAAACTGTTGATCGCCCATAATTGATGTGCTTGGTGTATAAGGAGCATTACTTGGTGTGGTTATATTATTTTGATTACTTAATAAACCATATAAAGCTCCTGCATTACCTACACCAGTTACACCACCACTATACGCATTTGCTGCACCAATAGTTCCTGCTGCTTCAGCATTAGCAATACCTTGAGTAATATTAGATATTTGTGTGCCTACACCTATTTGAGCATTAGCTGAACCTGTTACTGCATTTGCACCTAAACCAGCTAATCCTGAATTTGCATTATAGATATTAGTCCGTTGTGCTTGATAATTATTAAATGCGTTTTGATAAGCATTACCTGCATAACCTTGAGTATAGTCTTGTAAGCCTTTCATAGCATTACCGCCTACTAAGCCACCAGTAGCATTAGCTTGAGCTAAATTACTTTGCTGACCTTGTCCTAATTGAAACGCATAATTAGGAGCTATATTGGCATTTAAGTCAGCATTACTAAATTGATTAGTTAAATATCCTGATTTAGCCATATCACTAAGATTAGTTAAACCTTGTGCGCCTACATCTTGATATGGTTGATATAATTTAGATACATCTTTACCAACACCAAGTAAAGCTGCCTGTGCGGCTGCTCCTGCTTGAGCTTGAATGCTTGCGGCATCTGTAGCAGCACCTGCACCTATTATTCCACTAACTATACTTGATCCACCAATTGCTGCGGCTACCCATGTCATATCAAATCCCCTTTAAAGCCGTTATTTGGCTTTCAATTAACTTATTACTTGAATCAAACAATGCCATATCGTCTGGCTCAATTAACTCTGCTTCAATCTCATCTAAATCAGTTTTATCAGTTTTATGAAAAGTAATACCTATTGCATCTGTCTTTGCATACGTTACTCTTTTAGTGCCAGGCTTGCTTGCAATTATATCGCCAGCAGTCAATGTTTTCATACCATTTTCTGTCCAAACAATAATCTCACCTTTAGCACATAAAAAGAAATGATCTTTAAGATGTACTTTGCCTACAATCAATGTGCCAGCAGGTCTAGTTAATTTGCGACAATACATACCACCTGAAAAATAATGTTCAGTATCTAATTCAGCTTGTGGCATTTTAACCATTTCAGATTGCAGTTTTTCTATTTGCTCTCTAGTAGGTGTTTTTAATTGTTCTGCAATATTAGACATTATAGTACGGCACCTTATAAGGTTTACCTGCTACTGATATATTAATAAAACCTACAGGCTTTGCAGGTAGATTAGCTGTACCTGTTGTTGCTGTAGGTGCGCTAGTAAAGTTTAACAAGTTAAGAAAAAACTGTTGCCATGCACGAGATGGCCTTTTAGTTTGAGCATCTAAAAATTCAGTTTGTGGGTAAGGATTAGTCTGACTGGTGCCATATATACCATTAGACATTATGATTCCCCTTCTGAAGCCTTAAGATTAGCTGAAATAATAACTGCTTTAACTGGGTCAGTTACTACTACTTCAAATATTCTATCTCGTGCCCAACCTAATCTGCGCCATATTGCACGATTCTTATAATGACCTATCTTACCTATTGTTGTCCAATGTTCATTAGACCATGTGCTACCACCATCATTTGACCATCTAAGCATAGCTTGTGGGTCAGTAAGAGGTGTATTAGCATTAACTTGTGGTATTAAACTAAGCTCAATATATACTGTTACACCATTAGCTACTACATAAGTAGTACCATTGTTAATAATTAATGGGCTTTGTATGCCATTAGAAATAGCACTTGCAGTACCTAATATACCAACACCAGGTTGAAACTGTATTTGTAATTCATCAAAGTATTGGCGTTGTAAATCTGTAACTAAATGAGGGCATCTTCTTAATCTTCTAACTTCTACACCATCATCTGTATATGTATCAGGATCAAGTTTATAAATATGCCCATCTGCATAATCACCTACTACAACTAATCCTTGAAATACCGCACTACAACTACCTGTGTACATATTGTATTGACCAGTTAATGGATCAGTTGCTAACCATTTATGCCACATACCTGTTGTAATATCATATACCCAAGTTAAATTAATAGTAGGAAAACTTACAACATAACACTCATGTCCTTCTAATTGATATGTCCAAGCTATTGCATCACCTACATACTTATTAACTAAAGTATTTTCTACAGCATGAGTTGATATGCGTTGTGGTATATAACCATTCATTTGCATAATTTCAGATTGCCCACGTTGATTTCTTGAAACGTAAGCAAAAGAATTGCCTAATCTTGATACTGAAGATTTTGCAGCAATTCCATGTTGTGTTGATGTACCTGGTATGCGTTGAAAAGCAAAAGGGAATGTACCTACATCTACCCATACTTCTGAAGAAGTTTCACCTAATAAATAAACTTCTCTATGATCTACAATCAATGTAACTAGATTATCAGGTGCGCCATCTTTAGATGAAAAACTTAAAGGCTGACTAATAGGAGATAAAGGATTAGTTGCTCCCCATTGTTGAGTATTAGGGTTATTATAAACAAAGTAATTATCTACAATATCTACTGAAGTAGCTCCACTAAATGCACCATCTGTACTAGGTAATACACTAAAGTTAAGCGCATATAATGTTTCTGAACTTACAGTTTGTGATGCACTTACAACATAATTACCTGTACTGCCTGAACCTGTACCAAAAGTAAGCGTTAATGTTAAGTTTACACCTGCACCACTACATGAAGTTGAAACAGGGTTTGTAGGTAATGAAGTATAAGCACCTGCATTAGTCATTGTTAAACCTGTTACTACACCTGCTGATACTGTAGATACAATATAAGTTGCTGGCGTTGTACCATAAACCCCACCTAAAACTGTAATTACATCATTTACGTTATAACCTGTGCCACCAGTTGTTATTGTTTGACTAAGAACTGTGCCACTACCTAAAGCAGTAATAATTGTACCTGCCGTTACTCCAACACCTTGGATAGTCTGTCCAGGATATAAGGTGCCTGTAATAGCTGTAACAGTAAGTGTGGTACCTGAAATTGAACCTGTTAGCGTTGCAGCTACAGCAGCACTATTCATTACTTCTGAAGTTTCAGTTTGTGAAATATTAACTGTATAAGTACCTGGGCCACCACTACCACTACCTAAAGCAGTAATAACAGTTTCAGCAGTTAAACCTACACCAAACAAAGATTGACCTACACCAATACTACCACTTTTTAATAAAGTAACAGTTAAAGTTGTACCTGATATTGAGCCTGTAAATACTGCACTAGCAGGGTTTGATATGCGCCATGTATAACGATATGAACCATCAACTATATAAACATTTAATCCATTATCAGTAATTCCTACCATGCCAGAATTAGAATTTAAAGTACCTATTAATGTAGGGTTAAAGTCTGAAGCCATTACATAGACATAAGGGCCACATACTGCTACTAAATAATTGCCACCTGATACAGTTCTCATGCCTCGTACTTGAGCTTGATTTTGTAATAAAATTAATGATTGCAAACCAGGTGTTGGATATAAAGCAACAATACCTCTACTTGCTGCTGAAGTTGCACTAGCAGGGGATTTTAATGGGTCAATTTCAGGACGCCAGTTAATACACTCCTGTGCATCTTGGTAGATACTAGGTGCTTCATAGCTAGGACCAACAAAGCCAAAATCTGACATTTAATCACTTTCCTTATAAGAATCACCACGTATTAAAGTTTTCATACATAAATTAGCGGAATATGTCAACTGAAGAAGCCCCCACTCAAAATCCACCCTGCGTCACGGGCTCTGCTAACTAACATAGAGCTAGGATAACTAGCAGAAGCAATAGGCTTCATGTTATTACGTTTAATCGTAGATTTAGATTCTTGTGCGTATTGATTAATCATGCCTATTTGTATTTGTGAGGCTTTGCCATACATAGGCATCAATCGTTCTGCTAGATTCCATCTAAGAGCCATTGAGTAACCTTGAGGTAGAGCAATTTCATCATACAAATTAGTATAGTTACTAAAGATTGTACTTGAGAATATGTGCATCTCACCTTGAGCAGGGTTTGGCCATACAAATACATTACCTGTTACAGCGTTAGGATTGTAATAAAGTGCTTTAGGCCAAGGGCCATTAAGTGTTTTTAAGCCAATCTGATTATAATTCTCTAAAGCTAAAATACTGACTTGATAATCTAAACCACCATTTAAAACAGGTTGGCCGTTACTTTGAGTGTTTACCCTTACGTATGCTTGGTCAATGTATAAAGGCTTCTGGTAATAGCCTGTAATTGATTGTGAAGCTATTGGTGTTTGATAAGGTATGTTTAATTCATATGTACCTATTTCATTTACGTTGCCACCTGCACCTGTTAAGAATTGAACAATCTTAGTTCCTGCTGTAATGCCTGCACCTTTTAATGTTTGACCTTGTGCAATTGCGCCACTTGTTATGCCTGTTACTGTAAGAATATTACCTGTAATTGAACCTGTAAATACTGAACCAATAAAGTTTGCAGTAGAGGGTGTAGGGCCTATCGTGTATTGAACTTGACCTGCAATAAGAGGGAAGATAATTTCAGTCGTATTGTAGACCATCATATCTTCATTAGACCATTGATCTACTAAATCATTGAGCATATCAAAAGCATCTTGTGTGGCATCAGGTGTTGGTGTTTCGCCTGATTCTAATGCACCAATATCTTTTAATGCTCGTGAAATAATCTCTAGTGGCATTGTCATAATAGTTCCTTATGTAGGCGTAAATACTTGTGGCAACCAAGGTGCAACAACAGTACCATTAGTTTTTATTTCATTTAATTGTTCTTCTAAGCGAGATTTTATTATATTTACACCATCTCTCATAGTTTCTTTTTCAATCCATGATACAACCATTTCTTCTGTTACTTCTGCAAAAGGCATAGTTACAGGATAATTGAACCACCAGTTTCCCTCTGTTTCTACTAATCTATCATCTTCACTTGCTGTTACATAGTATTTAGCATGAGTGATTATCTCATTCTCAGCAGATATTTCTAATATTTTCCATACGTAATTAATCATTTTAATGCCTTCCATATTCAAAGCCACTTGCATGATCTGTATTAGGTAAGCCTACATGATAACCAATAGCTGAACTTGCATCTGTCTGAAAACGACAATGAATTGCTATTCTGCCTGATTGCTTCCAACCAATCCCACCTTGAAACAAGTGTGTAGGACTAGCACGTAGTTGCATAAAGAAAGCAAAGGGTAAGCCAAACCTTACAAATACACACGCATTAGCATACTGCCAATTTGTCGGTACTATTTTAGGGATAAATGACCACTTACCCTCTACTGTAAATAACCAAGCAATACCGATTGTTTTAATCCATGTATCGTCTAAGCAGAATGGGAATAAATTTAATATTCCGTCATACCACTTTCCAAAGTTTTCTAAATGTTTAGCCATGATTAAACTGCACTCGTAGAAGCTAATAGATAATAAACTGTACCGCCAATATTAATTGCTACTTTGTTAGTAACAGTACCTAATACTGAAGCAGTTACACCTGTAGATGAAAGCATATTACCAGTTACTGTAGGTAAAGTAATAGTTGCTGTACCTGCTACTGCTGCTGGTGTTAGCGTACAGCTACCTGAAGTTGAACCATTAATCACTACAGTACCCATATTACCACCCAGCCAACGCAGAATAAGCCGTTGTACCTGTATCAGCATCAAACTCAGCTTTCTGTTCTGCTGAATAGTTACGGCACTTGCTACGTTTAAGTTCTATGACTACGCCATCAGCATCTAAGATTTCTTCAAGCCATGTAGCTTCTAGTGTGTTGGATTTAATGTCGTGTGTTACTGCTGCTAGATAGATCATGCTGTAGCTCCTTTAATGATTGCGTAGTTTATTTGTAATGCCTCAGATAAAGAGCCAGCAGAAATGTTAGTTACTCTTACGCCAAATTGTCCAGTTGTACCAACATACATGCATTCAATTCTGTAGTTAGATGGATTTATGCCAATATAAGTCGCAGTTAAAACAACAGTATCTGTTTGTGCTACTAAAGAATTTGTTACAACAAATGTAACGATTGCCCCAGCAGCCAAAGCAGCATTGTTCATCGTAATCTGACCAGTAGGCTTATTCAATGTAACGGCTGTACTCTTAGAAGTAGCTTGAGTAACCGTACCACCTGACCCTGTGCCGTAGCCTAGACCTGCTGGCTGAACTACAACTAACCCACCTAGTGCAGGTACAGCTACTTGCGCTACTCCTGATGTATAGAATCCAATGGGTCCATATCCACCTGCTGCAAAAGAGGCTTGTAAAGCAATACCATTTGCCCCTGTAACAGCGTCCGCTGATAATATAGCTACTGCTCCTGCAGACACCGCTCCTCTTGCCCAAATTGTTCCAACTACATCTAACTTAGTACTAGGAACAGAAATACCAATCCCCACATTTTGACTAGCATCTATCGTTACTGCTGTTGTTCCACTATTCGTAGCAAGTTGTAAAATACCAGAGTTATCAGCACTTATGGCTACTCCGTTTGTTGTCGTTGCATTAATGATTGATGCCATGTAAATCTCCTAAATTTATAATACAACCCATTTTGAACCTGAAGGTACTGTTACTGTTATACCCCCTGCTACAGTTGCACCTACACTCATAGCATTAGAGCCTGTTGGAATTGCATAGTTTACACTTACTGTTTGACTATTAACAAATAATCCGTTTGTAGCAGATACTTGTGGAGCTGATAAAGTCGTACCTGTATAGTTTAATGCTGACGATTGATTAGGTGTAGTAGTACCTTGGCCATAAGGAATATAATTAGTAGTATAAGTAAATGATGGTGCTTTATTATTAAAAGTTGTCCAATCAGTAGAACTTAAAGCTCCTCTATTAGATGCAGAAGCCGTAGGTACTTGTAAAGTAATAACAGGTGTTGTAGTTCCTGTTGCTACTGTAGAACTAAGATCAGTTCCTGTTGTACCTAAAGTAATTGCAGCTACACTTGTTACTGTACCTAAATTGCCTGTTAAATCTACACCATTAGCACTTAATACTCCTGTACTTGGCACAAAACTTAATTTTGTAGAAGAAGTTTTTTGTGGCAGATTACCTGTAGTAGATGTTGTCCAATTAGGATAACAAGTAGTCGCTGTTGTTGTATCGTCAGTTATTGCAGTATTAACGGCATTAGTTGCTGTTGTTGCACTTGTAGCGGTACTAGCATTACCAGTCAATGCGCCTACAAAAGTAGTAGAAGTTACAGAAGTTAATCCTGCAAAAGTAGTAACTGTCGCACCTAGTGATACAGCAGTAGAGCCTATTGTTACGCTTGAGTTAGTTAAAGCGCCATTAGGTATAGAAGTTAAACTTGCACCACTTCCACTAAATACAGTTGCAGTCAATGTACCTGTAGAGGGTACGTATTGATACTTAGTAGAGCTTGTATAAGTAGTAGAAAGATTGCCTGTAGTTTGATTAGCAAATAATGGGTAACGTGTCGTAGCAGTCGTTGTATCGTCAGTAACAGTCGCATAACTAACAGGTGTAGCCCAAGTAGGAACACTAGCACCATTAGATTGTAAAAACTGCCCTGCTGTACCATTACCTATAAAACTTGTAGCACCTGCGCCTGTTTGATAAGCAATTTGACTAGCTAAACCACCTGCTAAATTAGTTGCAGTAGTTGAAGTTGTAGATGATCCTACACTTAAAGTAGATTGAGCAACATATTGAGGTGCAGTAGCTCCTGCCGTTAAAACATAATTTGTAGTACCAAGTGTTAAGAATGAAGTTGCACCAGATGCGGTATTGTAAGCTAAAGCACCTGTTGTCCCACCACCAATATTAGTAGCTGTTGTTGCTAAAGTAGCACTTGCTACAGCACCACTTACTATTGAACCTAAAATAGAAGTTAGCCAAGTAGGCTGTGAATAACTACCATTTGAATATAAACCATTTGTTACTGTACCAGCATTACCTGTTACACCTATTGACCAAGTACCTGAAGCATTTGTACCTGTAACGCTAGGAGCGCCTATTGTATTATATGAGATAGTTTGTGCAACTGATCCATTAAAAGTGATTGGTGAAGCACCACCTGCGCCACCGCTATTAAATGTAGCACTATTAGTAACTGAGCCTGCACTTGTAGCACTTGTAGCTGTGGCTGCATTACCGCCAATGTTTAATGATGTTGCTGTACCTGTTAAGCCTGTACCTGCGCCTGTAAATTGAGTATTAGCAGTTATTGTAGTGCCTGTAATTAAACCTGCTGTAGATTGACCTATTGTAGCAGTATTAATTGTGCCACCTGTGATAGCTACATTATTTGCGTTTTGTGTACTCATTGTACCTAAGCCACTAACCGCAGTATTAGCAATCGCAATAGAAGTATTAGTTACACCTGTTACTTGACCACTAGCATTAGTAATAAATACTGGTACTGCACTTGCTGAACCATAAGTGCCTGCTGTACCTACTGGCGTAATACTAAAAGTATTTGAAAGTAAAGTTAATCCAGTGCCTGCAAAATAAGTATTAGCATTAGAAAATTGAACCCAAGGCATAGCAGTAACATTAATAGTACCAGTTGAAGTTGCTGTACATACCCAACCAGTATCTAACTGAGAGCCATTTAAAACTACTGTATAAGCACCAGGCACTTCTGCCCATATGTCCATATCAACGGCTCTATTCCATGCAGTCGTAGAAGCTATATATATGCCGTTAAATTGACTTGAACCTTGATTTTTAACTAATACACGATCACCAGCTACTGTTTGATAAGTATCAATTAATAATAGACCTGACAAACTAGCTAAATTAACTGTTGTAGCAACTTGGCAAGCAGCTTTAGGACCTAAGCCTTGAGCAACTGTATCAACATAGAATTTATTAGCTATATCAATATTAACGCTAGGTGTTGTGCTAATTTGACCTGTAGTACCTGATACGTTAGTAAATACACCTGTAGAAGCTGTTGTAGCACCAATTGTCGTACTATCAATCGTGCTATTAGTAATATGTAACCCTGATTGATTAGGATTAAATGTAGCAAAGAATGACTGACCTTGACCTATAAATGTCTGAAAGTTTCCATAGACATCAAAATATGCCTGTACTGGCAGTAGATTCTGGTCTACGGTTGAACTTGGGCCAGCCATAATATTCCTTTAAAAAGGTGAAGCAGTAAGTATTAAAACATCACCAGCACTAAAGTTAGCAGCTAAACCTGTAGTCATACTATATCCAACTATCGTTGCACTTGTTGTAGTGTACGCTGATTGTTGAATAAATATGGTTGCAGAGTTAGTTGTGTCATATCCAGTTACTACCCAACCTGTAGGTGCAGCAGGTAATGTAATAACACCATTAGCAGCACCACCAGTACCTACTACTATTTTAAAACCAAAAGTATTAGTGCCTGTAATAGTAGGCGTTGTACCAAAACCACTAGCAATAGCAGGTGCAACATTAGATGCAATAACTTTCCCACCTAAACTAAGTGAAGTAAAGTTACCTGTTGATGGTGTTGTACCACCAATTACAGAACTATCAATCGTTGCACCTGTAATTACATCACCAATTAAAGGTGGTGAAAAGTAAACGCCACCAGGGCCAACTAATCCTAAACAAGCACCAGCAGTATTAAATGCTGCTTGAACAGGTACAATATTTTGAGTTGATGTACTTGCAACTTGATTAGAGTTAGCCATTAGTTTAGTCCTTCGCCTGGTGTGATTTCTACACTAGATGCTGCACTAGATAAGAACCACGCATTAGGTGGAATGCCACCAATCACAGCTACTCCATTAGCAGGAATAGACAATGTATTGGCTTGTGGAACTGTCAAAGCTGGTGCTGTTACAGTAACAGTAACTGCTAAATCATTAGGCTCTGGCGGTTGCCATGACACACGAATCAAGCTAGAAGTAACATTAACAATGCGATAACTTGAAGGATACACATTGTTAGATGTTTTAACTTGAACCGCAGCCGCATTTCCCACTAAATAAGTTGAACCAAATGGGGTAAACGGTGAGTTATAGGCCATGATTTTTCCTTTATATACCTGTTGGCAATTGACCCTCTGGGCGAATTACAGCAACAACATAGCTTCCTGAAGCTGGAGTTGCGCTAGAGCCTGAAGTATTAATAAATTGAATTTGCAATGTATTTGCAGCCGTTACATCAGCTTCTGCATAAGCAATACCAGCAGTTTGAGTGCCAGTATAACCAATAACAAATAATTCTTGATCTACAGTAAGACCTGGAACAGTAAATGTTTGGTTAGATGATGTGCCTGATACAGCAGATGGTGTTAATGACAAAGATAGATAAGTAACGTTTAGAGCATTACCTCGAGCAATAGTGGTAGATGACATGATAATTTCCTTTAATAAGGTACTTCAATTATAGATGATTAAATAAAAAAAGACACACCTTTTGAGTATGTCTTTTTTCTTTGCATTACTTAGTATTAACTAAAGTCGTAGCCGTACACGTAAACATCAACAGTACCTACTACCGCAGTAGTAGTTGCAATATTGACGAATAACGCTGCTTGGTTATAAGCAGTTACTACCGCAGAAGCTGCCACTTGGCTCACACCAAGAACTGTAGCTAATTGTGAAGCAGTAATAGCACCAAACAATGAAGTTGGTGTACCGCTATTTGTTGTAGTAATACCTAATACTAAGCTAGTTAAAGTACCTGTAGCTGCACCTGCGTTATTAGAGTTAGTAACTACTAATAAGTTAGGTTGGTAAGTTGTAGAGTTAATGATAGGCAAAGGGAAGAAACTCCCAGATGCTGCATTTACGTTTACACCTTTAAGTACACCCAATAATCGTTGTGTCTGATTAGTTGTTACATTACTTGGGTGAGCTGAGGTGGTTACTGCTGGTCCTGGATTTGCCATGATATTTTCCTTTATCGTTTAAGTTAAGCTGCTACACGGCAAGCTAATTCAGGATAAAGAGGCGCCCAACCGTATAAGACATCAACACGAGTAGGGATAGAATCGTTATTAATAGTGTATTGACGAACAACACGCATTGATAAGCCGATTTCTTTATCAGAAGCACGACCTGCAAAGTGAACACCCTCTGGCAATTCTAAGTCAGCCATAGCAATTGTGAACGCATTACGGTGCATAACAATATTTTGTGGTGAAACGATACCACTACCACTTGCATTGTATTGTGAAGCAAAGAATGTTACAGCAGCAGAAGCAGCAGGAGTAGGTACAGATACGTTTTGGAACTGACCAGCAGTAATTACAGCAGGTGAAACAGTTACTGAAACGCTAGCACCTGAAGCTACTGATACAGCAGATTTAACTACGAATGAACGTAATTTGTTTGTGCCGTAAGCTTGACGATTTTGCGGATTGACTGCATAAACACCAGCAATTTGGAATGTATCACCAGCATTTAGATTGATTGTACCTGTATTAGCAGCAGTCAATGAAATAGTTGATGTAGAAGCCCAACCTGAAGTTAAGAAGCCAGTTGCAGTCGTTGTAGCTACTGAAGCTGTTACTGTAGATGATGAGAAGTTACCAAAAGTTTGAGATACAATGTTTTGATCTAACTTCCAGTTCATACCGCCTGAATCACGACCCATTAAGCCTTTAGTGTATTGGCTTGAGATTTGTTCTGTAGGAACGAACAAACCTTTCAAGCTGTCAACAGTAGCAGCTGATGTGAATGGCTCGATGATTGCTGAACGACGGCCATCACGAGGTGCGCCTTCAGAGTCAAGATATGCTTGAGCATTTAACCAAGTATACAAGCCTGTTGGTGGTGTACCAGCAGTACCAACAATATTTGCTGTATTTAATGCAGCAGTTGTTGTACCGTCATAGTCAATCTTGTTGGCAATAGCTGCGACTGCTGGCTTCAAGATACGATCAGAGAACATATCTAGTGAAAGAGCTAAGTCTTGTGTTGTAAATTGTGTATCTACGTGGAACTGAGTTGAAAGCGTTACAGGTACTGAAGTTTCGTTCAAGTCCTCTACGTTCAAAGCTGGGCCAGTAGTACCAATGAAACGACCTGGACGGCGGACGTTTACTGTAGCACCAATTTTAGCGCCAACAACTGCAAACTGATCGTCATAGTTACGATCTACTTCGCTTGTAAATGTTAATTCATTCTCTAAGACCATTAAAGCTTCGTTAGTGATCTTTGAGATGGTTAATAAAGTATTAGCCATTATATTTCTCCAAAAAAATTAGGTTTATCTAATCTTATTCGCCATTCGTGCGGCTTTCCATTGAGCATATGAGCCTTGAAATTCACCATTAGTGTCAATCAATACATCATTACCAATCTTGCCACCATTTAACGGCCTAATAGGACTAGGTGCTGTACTTCTTGAAACAGATTCTTTAGCAACTTTAGCTTTCGGTTTATCCTCTTGCTCAAATCGTGCTTCCAGTTTGCCTATTTCTCTTAGAGCTTTCACTAACGGCATTTCTGTTAGTTTCTGTGCAAAGTTTTCATTTGATGCTAAATGATATAAGAGTTGAGGCCCTACATCACTTTCTAAAATGCTATCTCGTATTTCGTTGCTAACAACTGTTGTACTTGATTGCACCATTTTATCAAAATCAGGCATTGAAGTCTTAGCTTTAGCAATCTTCTCATTCCAGTTATTTAAAACCTTATCTTGAGCTTTCATAGCTTTACGCTGTACTTCTTCTGCATCTCTTTGCTTCAAAGCATTTTCAGCACTCCATTCAGCTAATGCTTCTGCATATTCAAAAGGATCATTAAACTGGCTTGCTTGTGGCTTACCCTCAACTATTGCCCTTACAGGTTCTTGTTGTGGTACAGCCCTTGCTTCATACTCTTTAAGACGATTCTCTAATTCAACACTACGAGCTTCTGCTTCTTTAGCTCGTTGCGTTACTTTATCAAATCTTTTATTCAGCTTCTCTGACCGCTTCTCAGTAGTCTGTTCCGTATTAGCTTCTTCCTCTGCTTCGGGTTCACTCTGCTTGTTGCCTTTAGTTTTGTCTGATTCTTTCTTTACAGTTTCAAACTCAACATCTATTGGCTCATCAGCTAAACCTAATCTTTCTGCATAAAAGGTGTGCGCTGTATCGCTTGTTATTACATTACTTGCTTCTTTCTCGGCCATGATTGCTCAAGCTCCTATGAAATTACTATATAAACTATTTAAAATTGTGTGTCAATTATTCTTTTGGTGCTTTTGCTACTTTAGTTTCTTTTAACACTTCTTTAATCTGTGCTTTATGAGCTTTTAACTCATCACGACTTAAATCAGCATAAGGGTTAGCTTTCTTAGGTGCTGGCTGACCATTACGTCTTGCCATCTCGTTTGCTTTCCATTCTGCTATGTTATTGCTAGTTACAACTGCCATAATATTCTCCGATTAGTTATGTTTAATTATTGAGCATCATTCAATTCTTTTAAAAGTGCATCAGTAGCACCTTTTTTACCAAGTGCAGTTTTAAGTTTTTCATATTTAGGGTGATTTTTAACTCTATCAAATTGATCGTCTTTAGATTTCTTAAAAAATTTGTCAGCATAATTATGTATTTCATCAACACCTGCTTGAGTAAGCTCAGGTCTTGTACTATGTACTGTAGGTAAGTTTTGTACTGATTGAATTTTTTGAGGTGTACCTGCGCCTTGTGAAACCCATACAGAATGATTACCATTAGTATCACGACCATGCTTATGTACATATCTGCCCTCACCAATATCTATTGATTTCTTAGATACTGTAGGCATAGTTGCAACAATTTTATCTTCTTCTTTAGGTTCGCCACTTAGTTTATTTTCCATATACTCTTGACGATTACCAGATGTAACTATTTCTCTAGCCATTTTAAATACCCCTCTCTACTGCTTCGGCTTCTGCTTCATGTAAACCTCTTACATCTATCTGTGCAAGTAAGAGGGCTAGTTGTGCTTTCATTGTTTCAATTTCTTTTTGTGTTTCTGTTTTAATAATTGTATCGTGCGCTGTAGTGTCTGTACGCATTTGAGTATCGTGTACTTTAGCAGCAATTTCCATTTGTGCTTTCTGTAGCATAGCTTTATCTTGTTGCTCTTTAACACTAGCACCGTATTGAATATCCATAGTCATTTGCTGTATTTGTTGCTGTAACTGTTGGATAGTTTGTTGTGATTGCGCTAATTGCATTTGTACTTGTGGTGGAATATTAGACTTCTCATCAATCTGCGCTAGTGGATTAGCGGCTGCTAAACGATCTGCAACAATATCAGCACCAGGGAAGTCCATATTACGGAATATCAAATCACCAGCTTGTTGCATTAGACCAGGATCAGCTTGTAATAAACTCATCATGCTATCAACAGCTTCTTGGCGTTTAGATGAATAGCCTGGTCCAGTTTCCATCACAATATCGTATTGACCTACTGTTACATCATTTAATACTTTATCAACACCTTGCTCATCTTGACCTTGTTCATTGATTGTAACAAGCTCGCCTTTACCATCAGCACCAATAATACGCATAATGCGTTGTTTATCGTAAATGTGAGGGATTAAATCTAAGATGATTCTACCTGTTTGACGAATTGATCTAGTCAAATTGTCATAGTAGTGAAAGTTAGTCATATCGGTCTGTTGTTGCATACCATTCAGAGCTTTGCCTGATTGATTGCCGTTCGGTAGATTACTAGGGTCATATATCCCTATAACTGCCATCAAGTCAGAATTTAAACCTTGTAAAGCCGTTACCATGCCTGCTGGTGGTGGTTCTGGTTGAATCCTTGTAGGAACTGGTGCCATTCTGCCTTCAGAATCAGTCTGTTTATAGCGTAAGACAGGCATAGATTTTACGTTAGCTAAATTCCACTCCATCTCGTGGCCTTCATCTTGACCTTCTGCAAGTAAGTATTTAGCTTTAGGTGCTAGTGCGACTGATTCAGTCAGAGCTGTTGACCAAAAGTTATACATACGTTGTGGGTCTTTAGCCATTCGTGTTAAGCCAAAGCGTTTCTTCTTACTGTCTACAATTAACTGTTGCCCATAAACTGGCACGATTGGAATATGTCTGCCTGGCCAATCACGTTGTTCAAGTATTTGCATACCTGTTAGTTTGACCCATTTAATTTGCTTTCTAACTGTTTCACGTTCTGAAACTACGTAGATTCCTGCATCTTGTAAGATAGTTTCTTTAGGCTTTTCGTCTTTGTAACAAGTTGTACCATCTGATAACAGTAATAGTTTGCTTTTAGTATATTCAGTATAGAAATACTCAGCGATACGTATATCTTCTTTAGTGATCCATTCTGATTGACTGTCACCAGTACCACGAGGGGTAAAGCCACCACCATCATCAGCACCAGGGTACATTTTACGGAATGATTCTTTACTAATTACTTCAGTAACTAGACACTTCTCAGCATCAGACCCATCAGGCTCATTAGAGTTAGGGTCAAAGTAAACCATGAAAGCGTTTTCAATACGCTTAATGTAAATTTCTTGGTCAAAGCTATCAGGTCTTGGATAATCATGTACTACTCGCCAATAACCCCAACCCATTCTGACTGCAAAAGAAAAAGCATGATCGTAAGCAGAATCAGCATCAGATTGATTTTCAATGTGTCGGCATATACCTGTAATAATGTCAGCAATCTTTTCGTCTGATTCATCATTCATGCCATGCGCTTTCATGCGTGGGCGTTGTTGTCTTTGTTGGTTTTCTATCTGACGGCAATAAGCATCAATCTTGTTGATAGTGAGATAAGGCCTTGATTCAAGTAAACGTGAGTTTTGTATTTCTACTGGCCATTGATCGCCACCAGCAAACTTTAGATCGTCTAAAGCCTCTACTCTATTGTTTGAATCAGCATCAGAGCAGAAACGTAAATATTCTTTGGCTTCATCAATGATGCCAGTATTATCTTCATCTGCATACTCGCTTGAGTAAATGCCACCATTACCATCATCATTTATAGCCATATAAACCCTTTTAGGACATCCAACTGCTTATATCATAATTCACTTGTGTACGCTTGACAACTTTCTTCTCTTGTATCATCAAACCAATATACCGAAAAGCGTCAGCCCCGTGGCTGTATTGGTCGTGTAATGGGCTTTTACTGAAAGCACCTGTTTCTGCATTTGTGTCATATCTGTAATGGCGCAAGCAGTCTAAGCCAGCAGTTGTATGTGTTTTATCAAAGTAGCATGAGCTAAATATCGTTCTAGCTGCATTGATAGAATCGCTAATAGGTGTACGTTCAATAATTCTAACATTATATCCACTAGCTCTAACAATTTCTTCTAAGCTGCGGCCATTAGATGAAATAGTACGATTTTGAGCATCATGCGGTAAGTATAACGTATCGTAAACATAACCAAAAGTTTGCATCTTAGCTAATATCTCGCTAATTGTAGTCTGATTAGTTTCGTAATAACGTATTAGTCTAGTTTCCATACCTATAAACTGTACAAACCATACAGCAGTAGCATCAGCCCAACCTATATCAAACACAGCGATAACAGGCTTGACTGCATCATAAGGTACATTACATATACGATTATCTTGTTCAGCACGTTGCATCTCTTTAGCAAAGATAGCACCATCAATGGTTGATCGTGTGTAGCCTTCCCACACGTTTTGATACGCTTCAAAATCTCTAGTGCGTAATGATTGTCTTTCTAAGTCTAATACTTCGGGGAACCAAGGATTGTCATTCCAATTAACTTTCTGCACTACAGCATTAGTAGGTGGGTCAATGACAAAGCGTTTGTATGTATAGTCAGAGGGTAACTCAGGGTTAAATGTTATCCATATCTCGCTATCATTTTTACGGATTGTAGGTATAAGCACATCAAAAGAGGTTTGAGTTACGTTGTTTGCTTCCTCTACCCAACAATAATCTATACCCTCTATGGATTTAAGGCCGTTAATATTGTTCTTGATACCTGCAAAGATAAACTCAGTACCATTTAAACCACGTATAGATGATTGTGTTATCTCGTAATGAGCCTCAATGCCCATATCATAGATTTGATCTACTAATAGCTTGTGTACAGAATCTTTCATTGAGGTCATAAACTCACGACAACACAATATGCGTAATGTGTCTTTAATACCCATACATAACAATGCACGAGCTACTGAATGAGATTTACCTGCACCACGACCACCATATAATACACGATAGCGACTTTTCTTAGGTTCAAACAAACATTTAAGTTTGGCTGGAAACTGGGGCCAAACAAAACCGTTATTATCCCTCTCTGTTTTCATCTGGTGTCACAAATACTATACCAATACCTTTAACAAGCTCTGCACCTTCTGGACCACTAATCTCAGTAGCTTGAATAGCTTTGCCGTCTATACGATCAATCACTTCTCTTACTGCCCATGCTTCGCCATCTTCTGCTGCTTCAACTAATCTTAATGCAATCTGTCTTAGCTTTAACGCATCATCTTGAATAAGCACCTTGCGTAACTGGTCATAGAATAGTCTGCCTTTTCTTGCATTTTCATTACCAACAGGCGCACCACCTTTGTCAATAGTTAATTCAACTTTTAACTCTTTGTTTGTATTATCGTTTTGTATCGTATCTGACATATTGATAAGTTTTACTTATTCATCTACTGGTTCAGCTTCTATTACTGCATTAGCCGTAGCATCAGCTACAGGTTGTTGAGCTTGTGCTTGAGGTAATGCTTGCCCATGTAACTTAGCGATCAGTTGTGCTACTTCAGCATAAGCACCAGTTGCTAAGTGTTTTAAGATTTGTTCTACTTCTGCAATTTCTAGTTCTAGTTTAATAGCCATTATTTTTTACCTTTCTTTGATGATTCTTTCTTTACTGAATATGCAATTGCAACTGCCTGCTTAGGTGGTTTGCCTGCTGCTATTTCAGTCTTAATGTTGGATTTGAACGCTTTATCGCTTTTAGATTTCTTTAAAGGCATCATAAACTCCTATTCGTTAATAAAACAGATTCTTTAATACGTCTTACTTTTTGCGCTTCTGCCATTTTTAATTTAGTTGCTTCTGGTATTTTTCTACCTAATAGCGTAGCAGATATTTTACATTTCTGTTGTTCGGAAATAGGTCTACCTACATTAATGCCTTTCATACTATTAGATATTTTCTTTCTTACTTCTTCAGTAATTATTTTACCTTTATGTATTTTAGAAAATTTTAATTTAGTTTCATCAGAATGTTTTAACCCACTTACACCTTGACCACCTGAAGTTAAATTAACTAAATTAACACCACGCTTTCTATAGGAATCAATAACTTCTCTTTCTGAAAGTAATGCTAATTCTTCATCAATATTTTTAACTAAAAAATTAACAATAAATCCACCAGCATCTTTTACTATTTCATGCCATAACTTATTTCTGTTAATAATTGCAAAAGCACGCTTACCATTACCTTTACCAATATAAAAAGGTTCTTTAGTATCGCTTCTAAGATGTGAGTAAATATAAAACATTATTCATCAATCCAGCACACGTCCTGCCAGCTCATCACAATAAATTTAACTCCATCTTCTTCATATGGAAAATATTTTAAATATTCTTCCGACTTATCATCATTCATAGTGCCAAATCTGATTCTTGCACCAATTTCAATAGGCATAGCTTCTCTACGACCATTAGGAAGTTTCTTACCTGGTCCTACTGCTACAACTTCACCCATGTTTTCTACTTCTTTGTTATCAACAAAGATAACGCTTGATAGTTCTCGTATATCAGGTTTGACCACTATTTTATCCGCAAGCGGTTTTATTTGCATTTGGCAGGCCTTCCACGCTTCTTAGGTGTTGGCTCAGTTTCACCAAAATTAACTACTAATTGGTTAATGATTGATTCGTACATGATGTTTTTAAGCACATACTCACCGCACCAGTCGTTAGGTGATTTATTCTTAGTTTCAGGATAGCGTTTACAACTGCCCATTTGATCCCCAAAAGAAAAAAATTTACAAGAATTGCAGTTGTTTGTATGATTCGGTTCAGCCACTCGTTTTCTCCGATTAAATGTAGTGGTTAGAGAGCCTACAAGTTTAAGCCTTGTAGTGTTCTCGTTTTAATTAAAAGTCTTTGCCGTAAGCAGAACGTGAATGGTTATAACAAGTGCCTTCTGTTTTACCTGTATTGAACTGTTTGTCAGCACCGATATTATCTTCTTTGCCTTCTGCTACGCCACCAACAATTTTACCTTTACGCTCGCCTGACATGTCTGCCTTGCTTGCACCTTTAGGAACTACTACGCCTTTTGCTGGAATACCAGCAGTACTGTTTGGGTTTGCCATCTTAAAATCCTTTTAGCTAAAAAGTCTGCAAAATGCAGTTCTTAGATTGTAGTTTAACTATTTTTTGTGTCAAGTGCTTTAATTTTCTGCTTATATAATACTTTTAATGCTTTTATATCGTCAATAGTATATTTTTTAGGTGTGTGATTACTTTCTAACCATTCTACTTCATCAAGTCCAATCTTTTTAACCAAATTGATCCTGTAGTTGATGATGTTGCCTGAGAGATGATTGTTGCAAGGAGCGCATTGTTTATGTACGTTAAATTCGTTAAACCGTAACTCTGGGTGTGAACCTGTGGTTTTGTAATGCCCACTGTGGTACTGACCTGTATGATGTCGCTGGCATGAAATACATGGGGCATCTTTATCTCTTAATCGTATATATTGGTTAAATATCGCCTGAGCTTCTTTAAGCCACTCGGCTTTTGTCTTGAGCTTGACCTTCAGCTCTTTAGTTTCCTTGCGTTCTGCCTTCACCCTGATCGTTTTGGAGTACTTATAAGCACATTCAGCAGAGCAAACTGATTGAAGCGGTCTACTCGGTGTGTATTTTACACGACATACACGACATAATTTAGTTTTTATAGGTTTAGTTATCATCAAAATAAAACCCATTCTCGGCTGCGTAACGCATACAGTTATCAAGGTACTCACCCATTTGTTTTGTAGATAATTTAGTTGTAGAAAGTAATTGTTTAGCCTCTACACCATCAAAGTCTACAATCTTATATAAATATTTAAACCTTAGAAGATCGTGAGTGAAGTCTTTGTCGTAGCCAAAGTGTTTACCAAACTCATCTACAAACTTCCAGTAAAAGTCATTCTGTAAGCCAGTACGAGTTATCTTTCTTAGCTTGGCAGACACTACATAACCCAATGAAAGGTCTAGCTCACTTAACTTTTTAATTAAATTAGGTAAGTTAGCAGGGCTTAAGTAAAAGTTATTTATCATAATGTGATTAGCCTTATTTTATCCACAGGTACTTTATAAAAAAACTCACCATTAGGTATGTATTTATTCTGTACCTCTATCAATGGTGAAGCTAGAACTACTGTGTCTTTACATATAAAACAAAATGAACCTTGTTTGTTAAAAGCTAATAGAACTGTAGGTAAGTCATTAGTCAGTAGTTTCTTCTTTCTACTAGGGATATGTAAAGTATTAAATGTAAATACACCATCCCAAGCTGGTCTGACTTCTACTTCAACATAACCGACCTTAACATTATTTCTCATAGCTATTAGATCAACTGCGTAGTCATTAGGATTATCTATTAACTCAATCCCATAGAGTTGTTTAAATAACTTATAAGCTCTTAATCTACCTATTTCATCATAATGCTCATGAAGTTCAGTATTAAACTGTTTATTTAGCATTATTAATTTCTAATGCTTTTGCTTTAGCTTTAAGTGCTGTGTCAAAGTAACCATAATTCTTGTTATGGTGGCTTAATCCAAACTTCTCACCATTAGGAGTTATGTATTTAGCTATTAAGAAGTCTTTACACTTAATACAATAGTTATCTAGTTTAACCCAGTTCATTTAATGCTTCTTTAGCATATTGAACACTTTTATCAGGGAATTGATTAGGATTAGCTAATATCCTTTTAGCCCATGCTTTATAGTCAGTCTTAGATATTAAGCGATCAGCAACAAACTTAACCACGTTATCAGCATGACGTTTATTATCCTGTATAGCTAATGGTGAAGGTATTTTAGCAAATATCGTAACCTTATGTGAGCATAGTTCTTTAATGTCATGTGGAGTTGGTGGTTTACTTGAACTATCAACCCATTGATTAAGTGCCTTCTTAACAACTTCAAATTCATAATTAGATAACATAGTCCACCAGGCTAATATTGTTTCTTTTGTTAATGGTGGTTTGTTAGTTAATTCCATTGTTACATTCAACATACCCCAAAACTGTTTTTTGTTTGAATCATCCATTTGAAATTACTCCCTGTTTAGGCTCTAACCATTCGTTAAATTCTTCATCAGATATAAATCCAAGACCTTTCATTTTCTTAACTGATGCCCCTTTCTTAATATTTAAACTACTAGCCTCATCACGCATATTCACAATCATTTGCAATAAGTAATTAAACTTTTTAACTTTTGCCTCTTTAGCGCAATTACAAAACTCTTCATTAGTAGCCCCAGCTTCTAATAGTTTTAAAAAAGTAGGATTACTTGGATTAATGCCAGTAATGTTAAACATTTTTAAAGAAACACAAACTGCTGATACTTTTTGCTGTATGTTTGTCTTCTCTTCTATTCTATTCTCTTCTATTCTCTTCTCTTCTTGCATGACGTTATTTGATTTCGTCATGACGGCATCATGATTTAGTTTGATGTTTTGTATTAAACCACGCATTTTTGGGTTACTTGTTGCAGAACTTTGCAATCTTTTTGCTACTTTCATGCAAGTAATTTTTCCTTCACTATTTTCAAATAGTCCTAATGATACAAATCGTTTCATCATCTCTTCTACTTTTTGAGGTGTTGAACCAGTATTACGAGCTATTATTCGTGCATCATGCTTTACTTCAAAAGTTAAATTATCGGCAGAAGTTTTACCTACAATCAATTCTATGCAATACCAATATAATCCATAACCCTCAAGACCATAATCTAATAGAACCTCTTGTAATTTTTCATCAAGATTTGCGTTTGAATCATGTCTGAACCAATCCATAATCTTTATCCTTAAAATAAATCGTAAGTTAAAATAAAATCACTCATAGTTTTAGTATTACAATCTTTATACTCAAAACTTGCAGTTTCTCTATTCATTGATGTTTTGCCCTTCATAACACCATTACTTTCACCAACTTTACCAAGTTTTCTTGTCATTTTCCAATGTTGCTCTCTATCAAGACTTTTAATAAAACTTAAAGCACCAGTAGTAATTAATACTCTGTAATTATCTTTATAGTAAATTTCAGCAATCTCATTTAACAATTTTTTACCAATTCCAATACCTTGAAAGTCAGGTAATACAACCATTCTATGAATTTTTTTAAAGTTTGCTACTTTCGGATGCGGAAAGTGATTAACAGCTACAAACCCTATAGGATATCCTTGATAATCTAATGCAAAGCAATCACTACCAGCTTGTATATCATGCGTTAAATAATGATAGTTTGAAAATATCTTCCATTCAGCAACTGTAGCTTCTCGGAGTTTAAATTCAAGTTTTGGTCGTTGCCAAAGTAACCCCCTTGAAAATATTTTTGAATTTGTATCAAATATCCAGTCAGGTTGTAACCATTCTTTAATATCTGAATGACATGAAACAGCTATAAACTTGTAATTATTCTTTCTAATAAATTCACTTACAGCTAAAGATGTTACTTTCGCTACATCTCTATCTACAACACTTGTAAATTCATCAAAAATTACAGTTTCTGTATTTTCTAACAACAATCTAGCTAAATCCACTCGCATTTTTTGACCATTTGATAGCAAATGATAAGGTTTTAACCAATTTAAAGGACTAGAAAATCCTACTTTAGTTAAAGATTCAATTATTTTTTCAGATTTTAGATCATCATGAAAATTATCAACTACAGATTTAGTTGAATCCCATTGATGC